TCCTTTAGTAGTCTCATCAGTATTAGTATCCTCTTCTTCACCTATTACTATTACAAGCTCTGCATCTGGACTTTCTTCATCTAAACCGACAGGCGCTTGATATAATGCTTTATCCATATTTGCCATTTTCTATTTAACTCCTTCTAATGATTTCATCCAAACCAGCGTCCTTGCTACTTCTGCGGTCGTTGCATCCGACTTAATAGAATTAGCTTTCATAGATATTACTGCGACATTTCCTACAACATATCCACCATGAGGATCTATTCTATCCAGCGATGGACTGCATGGTTGCTGTTTTATTAGTCCTACAAATGTAAAGGTTGTTCCAAATACTGGGCATATATCAGGGGTAATACTCATGACATACTCATTAGTAATATTAAACTCATAATCCCGCTGCTTTGATCTTTGTCTGGCTCCGCCAACAGCACTAACTACCCATGACCATTTGGGGTTACGCTCCCGCCACCGCTTATTCCGTAGTCTATGGGCTTCAGTCTGTTCTGCGTTCATCAGTAGTAGCCTTCTCTTCTGTGGCTTCTGAATCCTATTGGTTCCCCAACCTCATCATCTGGCAAGGTTAAGAAACCTCCTTTGCGGAATCTTAATAACGCTTGAGTCGTAGAATCAACCAAGTCATCATTACTGCCGCTGGGAAAGTCGTTACATTCTTCCATAACATCCTTAGCCCACCGCTTATCTGGAGCCCAAACTATACCAGAAGCAAAGAGGTCAGACACGGCATTTACCCTAGAAATCTTGTCGTTACCTTTACTTGGAGTAAATTCCCCTACAGGAATTCCCATCCTTCTCATCTCTTGGTAGAGGGCTGCACCATTACTTTTCTTCTCAACTACAAAAGCATCAGGTTCCCACTCTTTATATTCTCTTAGTACAAGTTTCTTTAGCTCTGGAAATTCTAGGCGCTGCTTAATAGAGTTAAGCAGTATTATATTATGTTTATCAGTCTCTTCGTTAAGAAATACCCCCCAAGTAGTAAGGGCATTATAATCCGCACGATTAGTAGCTTCTTGAGCCGCGTCTAAGCTCATTATAATAAACTCACACTTAGGNGGGTCTGGTTTGTCCCATATCCGCCACCACTCTCTTTTTATNAGTGCCCCAGATTCTGCAGTGGGGTCTTGCATGTACTGTGCTTGCCAGTACCGGGGGTCCATGCCAATCCGTTTAGCTTCTAGTTCCTCAACAGGCCAGAAGTCAGGCCATAGGGCTTTACCCGAGTCTAATATAGCTGGAAACTCAACTATCTCCCACTGATCGGCCCCCTCATTTTTGGTCATATGATTAATGATCTGACCTGTTAGATCCAGCTTACTCCAGCGGGTCATCACTATAATAATGGCTCCACCCGGCATTAGTCGTTGTATTGGACCAGCCTGAAACCATTCCCAAGCCGGAAGAAAAGCTGAAGATAGACCTGACTTGGCATCTTGCTCTGAGTGGGGGTCATCAATAATAAACAGATCGGCACCCCGCCCTGCCAGTGCACCCCCCACCCCAATAGCAAAATACTCCCCACCAAAGTTAGTGCCCCAACGTGAGGCAGACTTAGAATCTTGCTGGAGTTCTATCTGGGGAAAGATTTCTTTGTACTGGTCATTAGCTACCAAGTTTCTTACCCGTCTACCAAAGTTAACAGCTAAGTCGGCAGTGTGGGAAGCCATGATAATCTTCTTGTTTGGGTACTTGCCTAAGAACCAAGCTGGGGCTAGGTATGAGATAAGCTCTGACTTTCCATGCCGGGGGGCGATATTAACAATCACCCGTTTCTTTTTACCAGCAGCTATATCCTCAAAGATTCTAGCTAATTTGCGGTGGTGGGGGCCAACCTTATAGCCAGAGTACACATGTTCTGCAAAACTCAATAGGTCAACCTGAGCATTAGTCTGGGTTAACTTGGTCTTATATTCTTTTAATAGTTCAGCAGTTCTTCTCTTTTGTGTATCCGGCATTGTGGGAAGTGCCTGTTTTAGCCGGATAATATCTTGTGGAGTAAGAACAAGCCCTGTCATTTAGGGGGTTTAATCCGGGGCAGTCTAATGGGGGTAACGTCAATTGTTCTAGCCTCAATACTTTCCAAGGTCTCTAGGAGTTCTTTCTCGACTTCTTCTATAGACTGGATTTTGTGCGTTACTTCGGTGCGCTTCTTAAATGCATCAACACCATCTACTTCACCTAGTTTAGTGAGCGCCATTATTCTTTCCTTGGCATTTGCAGAGTTCTCTATCTCACGTATTAGACTATTAACTACATATAGTTTTAGTTCAGCTAGATCCGCGACAATAGCTACATTCATCTGGGCAACCATACCAGCAAGAAGGGCTAGGGTTTCGTTGGGGTAGTTAGCAAACTCAGGTCTATAAGTAGGGTTGGCAGCCATTTCCATAGCTAGTTCTTTAGCTTCACTAACATTGTCTTGTGTTGCAGTGAGTGGCTGGCCTGTTATGTCAGAGAATAGTTTAACTATGTTTGCCCGCATCTCTAGCTCTTGAGACACGGATAGGTTTGGGCAGGCTTCCTTAGCATTAGCCGGTAAGGGAATGTTCTCTTCTATTTCAGGTATTAATACTTCCATAGAATCTCTTAGTGTCTACATACGCCAACATGACGAACTATAGCAAATTTTTTATATAATAGTCAAACAACCGGGCTTTCTAAATGAGACCGGGGGGTGTTCCGTGGAAAACTATCCAGTGATTTGTGTCTATTATGGATATAAAAAACAAAGGGACTCCTAAACCTATTTAGGGTCTTGGGGGTGAGTACCCTCGAGAGAATAGGCTTTTCGCCAGATATAACAGCTGGGTTTTATAATTCGAACTTTACATACTGATCGAGTCAGAGTACAACAGCAATTGTCGATGCGGCAGCGACTGACAGCGACGTAATTAAATAAGGATAAATAAAATGGACAAGATCGAGTCGTTCGGCACTCACTCACGTACCTATGATGAGATAGCAGTAGAACGCGTCAAGATACTAACGGACATACTGCAGGTAATCAAGCAAGACCCCTCACTGTATGTGCATCTATCATGGCGACTGCCATGTCTACGATCAGACTGTGCTGTATATAGCCATGTATGTGCTGCATCTACTCATATGTTATCTATCCAAGACTACAAGAAGATACCATACGGTTGGTATTGTAAGGATAACAATACATACAAACCTGTATATGAATTACTGAGTGAAGTACTAGAGAACAATTACTAATAGCCACACCCCACCTAGTGATCGCTAGGTGGGTAATCTTAGAGGAGAATCAAATGTATTCAATGATCCTATCAACTGAAGAGATAGTACTGCTAATAGATACCTATGTTGAATATGTGCCTAAGCGTCCATGTGGTGATATACCTGAGCTACTTGTATATGCTGAGGCGCACTGCTCAGCAATAACACCGAACAACGTGAGGTTTCTAATCTATGACTTCATAGGGACAAAGATCAACATGGATAACTTCTAGTACTGGATGGGGAGCTTCGGCTCCCCTTTCTTTTAGCCTTTGATACCAGTTACTAATCGTCGCGGTGGGACTGAGTGCGAGCGCATCGAGAATGTGCCCATAGTCTAGGCTTCGTACTATATAGCGTTATATCATGCAGTATAACTTTACATAGTGGAGCGCATCAAGTATAACTAGAACTGTCGAAACGGCAGCGACCGATTAAGACATAATTAAATAAGGATATAAAATGAAAACCAATACCAATGTAGAATTCAAAAGTTTGTTACAAGCTGGGTCAGTGTTCGCACAAGAAGACGACAGCAAATTAGTTCCTGCTCGGTTTATATTTGAGCAGATTCCAACCTATCTAGAAAAGGATGGTATTAGCTCAGAGCAGCGAGCAGAGTTAACGCAAGGCTTCCAGATGCATTATTTTAAGACTCATCCTGCTATAAAGTATTGCGTAGTAGACGGTAACTATCTACTAGCAGACTCTCATCCGCTAGTGCTCGCAAAAGGCACTGAGTTTGTGAACGTAGGCGCTGAATTAGCGATGAACTATACGACCCATGAGTTCGGAAAACTAGGCGATACGCACTCACCACAGTATAAGGCATTAATAAAAGACTATCGTGACAAGGTCAGCAATTATGTAGGCAATAAACGACAGGCATTGAAAGCAGCAATTGCGGCATTAATACCAGCGAGTCAACGTCAACGTGGTCTGACAGCGGAATTTGCTGATAGAGTTAAAAGGGTAGTAGATGACCTCAGAGTAAAATGTAAGACTGCCAATACTAGGGGTGATCCGACTGCTGATATGATTAAATTTGAAATAGCAGCGAAGCGTATGATGGACTGGAATAAGTAACATAGCGTGACTGGGTGATCGGCGAAAGCCGGTCGCCCTTTTTTTTGGCCTCGCGATGCCAGTTACTTGGTGTCGAGAGCGTAGATAGCGCAGCGGGTCGGTGATGCCAGTTACACAATGTCGC